AGGCGCCTGGCTCCACGGGCATTGAGGCCGCCGTCCTTCTTGCGCCCGCTGCTGCCGATGCGCGCGGCCACGATGGCCAGCGTCGCCGCGCTGTTGGGCGCCCAGCGCTTGCCGTCCGGCGCGGTGCTGGTGCCGAAGCGCCGCTTGGCCCGGTCGACGATGCCCTCGCCGATCTCGGCCATGACCGGCCGCAGGTTGCCAATGCGCGACTGCAGGCGCCGCAGCTCGGCCAGGACGGCCGCATCATCGACGGTGATCGTGAAGGGGGTCATGGCGCTCAGGCCTGGGCGGCCTGCTCGCAGGCCAGCACGCCCACGCCGGTGATCAGCAGCCGGTAGCCATCACGGCGCACCTGGCCCAGTTCCACCAGCACGGCCAGGGCAAAGGCGCAGTCCTCGCCGCAGGCGTCCTTCAGGCTGCGCTCGGTCACCCAACCCTGTTCGGGTCGGGCCTCGCGTTCGCGGTACAGGCAGGCCAGCACAGATTGGCGCAGGCGGGCATTCGTGTGATCTTGGGGTGGCATGGTGGGGCCCTTGGCGTTAATATCCCGACGGTGAGCGGTTGTTTCCAATGGGAATGGTTGGGGGCCTTCGGGTGACCATGATCCGGTTCGAATCCGGCGCCGCTCACGCCTTCAGTTTCACGTAGCGGGCATCGGCGGCCAGGTTGTCTGGCGCGACCAATCCCCCCGTGCGGATGAAGTTTGACGTGATGCGCAGGCGCGCACCGTCGAAGCGGCCCTTCTCGTTGTAGTTCACGCGAACGAGCACCTTGCCCACCTCGTTGAAGACGCTCAGGGCGTAGACGATGGCCTGATCGCCGGTATCCAGATAGGGTGTCGCCGACGCCAGCAATGCCGGCAGGTCGCGCCAGACATCAGCCGGGATGATCGCTGCCCTTTCCTCCTTTGTGGCGCGCAGCGCATGTGCCAGCTCATGATCACGCAGCCACACCGCTGCGTTGTCGAGTACCACGCCACGGTGGGCCAGGTCGGCCACCGTGTCCGGCGCGACAACACGCGCGAGCAAGGTTTCCCCCCGGGGCGGCTCCCGCCGTGCCATCCGCTCGACCATGTCGGTCCACGCCAGCCGGCGCTCCATGGCCAAAGCGGGCTCCAGCACGATCGCCATCTGCGCACCAATCGGCGCATCGAGCTTGATCAACTTGTCATTGATCAGCTCCTGCAGCGGCCGTGTGGCGCTCGCCCCCGGCGCGTAGTCAAACCCCTTGTCGATGCCCACCGGCGCACCGGTCTTGGGGTCGGGGGCATCCCAGCCCGCGGGCGGCTCGGTGGCCGCGCCGGCCGGCGGCCGGGCACGCGCACGGATGCGGCAGCGGCAGCCCCAGCCGTTGGGCGGGAAGTGCGCTTGCCAGAATGCGTGCTCGACGGGCAGCGTCAGCCCGTTCCACGCCGCATGCTGGGGCCGCGGGTGCAGCACGCTGTCGCTGTGCACGTACTCCCAGAAGGGGTGACTCTCCCGCATGGCCGGGTCGGTCAACTGGCGGTGGCGCCCGGCCGCGTAGCTGGTGGCCAGGTTGGTCTGGTAGATCACCCGCGTGCGCCAAGCCACGCCCGCCCGGCTGCCCTCGCCCGTCCACCCCGTCCAGCCGGTGCGGGCGACGGTGGCGCCGAAGTCCTTGCGGAACTGCTGCAGCGTGCCGCCGGCCGCGGCCTGGAGCACCGCGGCGTGCAGGTCAGCCAACAGATCCGCCTTGCCGGCGCCGGCCACGATGAAGGCGCGGTCGTGGGCGCTGCGCTGGATGTCATCCCACCGCTCGGTCGGCAGATTGAGCTTGGCTTTGAAGAACGCCAGCTGCTCGGCGAACGGCGTGCCAAAGCCGAAGGCCTGGTCAGGCACGGCCGGTCTCCTCACGCACGGCAGCGAGCCCCTTGAGCTCGGCCAGCGCAAACGCCGCCTCCATCACCCGCACCAGGTCGGCGCTGTCGAGCGAGCCGTAGGCCGCCGCGAGCGCGCCCTGCAGCTCGCCGAAGTCGGCCGCCCGGTCCACGATGGCGCGCACCTGGTCCACCATCGTCTGCCAGGCCGGCACACCGGCTGCCTCCAGCCGCTGGGCGTCGGCGGCCGTCGGGTCCCCCGGGTCAGCCGCCTCGGCGAACGCCGCCGCGGCAACGTCGGCCGGTGCGGCACCTGGTTGTAACGCGAGCGGGTTGGCGGCCGGGTCGGTGGGCGCGGTGCCCTCGGGCTTGAGGTCACCCTCCTGGTAGCCGTACTCGCGCACCCAGTAGGCGTTGGTGAACCGGGCCCCGGCGTCGTAGTTGCTCTTGTCGCGGCTGGCCTGGGTGAGGTCGCGGGCCTCCTGATCCCACATCTCGAACGTGGGCGGCTCGGCGCCAGGCCAGTTCACCTCGCAGGTCCAGCCGATCAGCTGGTTGACCGCCTCGCAGACCATGTCCGCGTCCCCGTCGCGCAGGTCTGCGGCCACGTCCTGGCCGGCATGCGCGCTGGCTTTGTTGGCGCTGGCCTCCACGGTCTGGTTGGTGCCGGTCAGCACGATGCTGATCTCGCCGCGGCAGTACATGACCAGGCGCTCGTAGAGGTCGGCACTGGCTGCCTTGCCGGCCATCTCCACCAGCTCGGCGCTGCCGTCGTCGGGCAGCACGGCCACGCCGTCCTGCACCAGCTGCGTCAGGGCGTCCAGCACCTCGCCGCGCTCCTTGTCGCTCGCGCCGCGGGGCAGCTTGCCCACAGCGAAGGCCGAGCCGAACTTCTCCGCGAAGGTCAACCAGAAGCGCAGGCCGCCGCGCTTGAAGGTGGTGGGCCAGAAGCACAGCGCCAGGTCGGCCAGGCCGTAGGGGTTCTGGTAGGTCGGGTCCTGGCGCGGCAACAGGAATTTGCGCGCCGGCAGCAGCTCGCCCTCGAAGGGCTGGCTGCGGGTGCGCATGCGCAGCTGGTTGTCGGTGTCGAACACAAACCACTCGGGCGGCTTGGCCTGCACGTCCACCGGCACGGTCAGCCCGCCCGGGCCGCGCGCCCAGCTCACCTCCATCGGCGCGTAACCGTACAGGCCGGCCTCCTGCGCCTGGCTGATGATGCGGCCCAGCGGCAGTGCGCTGAACACTTCGTCCACCGCCTTGTGCACCCGTGCCGCCGCCTTGCCGCGCTGCACGGCCCACTCCATCGCGCGCAGCGCCGCCTTGCGCCGTCGGATGCAGGCGCCCACGTGCGGGTCACGCGCGATGGCGCGGTAGGTGGAGATGTCCTTGCCCTGTTCCTTGAGGATGGGGTCGGGGTTGGGCAGCAGCGAGCCGATGACACTGAAGTCCAGCGCCAGGGCACGGGTGGCGATGTCGGGGCCGATCAGGCGGGTGGGCAGGGTGGTGTCACTCATGAGCCGTAGCCTCGAAAGTCGATGCGGTTGCGCGTGCGCCCGGGGGCCGGGCGGCTGGCGACGGCCACGCTGGCCAGGCCCGAGGTGGCCGCCATCCACAGCATGTGCAGGGCGTCCGGCCCGTCGTCGTGGTCCGCCATGGGGAAGTGGCGCAGCTGGTCGATCAGCGTCACCTGGCTGGGGTGCAGGCGGATGAGACCGTTCTTGACGTGCGGCTGCAGCGTCTCGATGCGCAGCAGCTTGTCGGCAATGGGCTGCACCGCGCGCGCCGGCACCGGGATGCCCAGGGCGGCCGAGCGCTTGACCAGCTCGCTGCGCAAAAACTCCTGAAACTGAACCGTCTCCACCACCCACAGCACGCAGCGGTACTCCTGCTGCAGGGCGATCACGTCGCTGATGATGCGGTCGGGCAGGCGCTTGCGGATGCCGGCCTCCACCACGTCGAGTACGCCGGTCTCGCGGTTCAGGCCGCCCACCAGCAGCGCGGAGGGGTCGCGCCCCGCGCCGGCCTTGCCCAGCGAGGGGTCGCAGGCACCGTAGAAGATCCACTCGCGCAGGCGGTTGACCCAGAAGGTGATGATCCCGGCAAAGGGCGCGGCGTCGCCGGCCACCGGGTCGTTCTGGTACTCGCTGTCAAAGGCACCGTGCCCGTCGCGGGCGCGGATCTTCATCAACGCCAGCACCGGCCGGGCCTGCCAGCTGACCACCGCGCCGGCCTCCATCTCGGCCTGGTGCTCGCGCCAGAAGGTGTCGGCGGCGTCCTCGCCCTCGTTGCGCAGCACCTCTTCCCAGTGGTCCCACAGGTCCATGCGGTCGGGCCACTGCAGCAGCGCCTTGAAGCGCGCGCTGCGCCACATCTTGTTGGCCAGCGTGCGGCTGAGCACCGAGTCGTAGTGCAGGATGGTGCCGATGTAGACCACGTCGAACTTGGTCACCGCGCCGCCCAGGGGCAGCACCGTCTTGGTCAGCCAGCTCTGCAGCTTGTCGCGCTGCTCGGGGTTGCGCACCTGCTCGTCGTTTTCGATGTCGTCGAGCACGCACAGGTCCGGCCGGTGCGGCCCGTGGCGCAGGCCGCGCAGCTTCTTGCCGGAGCCGGCCACCTGCACCTTGGCATCGCTGCGGGTGACGATGGTTCCGCTCTGCCAGACGCGGCCCTGGCCGCAGGCCTCCGGGTAGTCCATCGCCAGGCGCGGGTTGAACTCCAGCTCGGCCTTGATGGCCTCCAGCATCGGGTAGGCCTGGTCGATCGAGTCCATGACGATCACCGGGTAGCGCTTGCGCCCGGTGACCAGGCACCACAGCACGAACAGCTGCGACACCAGGGTGCTCTTGGCCTCGCCCCGCGGCGCGGCGATCGCGTCCGTCTCGCTCTTGGGGCTGGTGACGATCTCCACCAGGCGGGCGAACAAGTAGCGGTGCAGCTCGCTCTTGTGCGGGCTGCGGATGTAGTGCGGGAAGTAGGTGTTGACGAAGGTGTCGAAGTCCGCGCTCGCCGAGCGGCGCCGCGCAGCGCAGGCCAGCGGGTCCGGGTTGAAGCCGGACACCTGCGCCTCGATGCGCTGGCGCAGCTGCGCCGCAAAGGCCGCCAGGTCATCGGCGGCTTGCTTGCGGGTGAGGCGGGTGTCGCGGGTGTCGCGAACCATGTGGAGGATCTCCTCGAAATGGTCAGCGCTCGCCGCGGCTGTAGGCTTCCATCGCCCCCAACGCCGCCTCGGCCGCGCTCGGGTGCAGGCGCACCAGCAGCTCAACGAAGCCCTTGACCGCGCCGGTCTCGATGGCCAGGCGGTCGCTCTCGGGCATCAGGCGCCGGGCAGCAGCCTGGGCCTTGGACAGGGCATCGGATACGGTGGCGATCGCCTTGGTCTGCTCGACGGGGTCGGGGTCGGTGGCGCTGGAGAGCTGCTCCATCACCGCCTCGCAACGAAGGATCATGGCGGCCGCCACCCGCCCCATCGCCGCATCAAAGCCGCCACCAGCCACAATCAAGCTGGCTCGCTGGAACTTGTCCCAGTCGTCGCCTTCCTCGGCCGCGCTGGCCTTCCAGCGCCGGGCGGTGCCCAGCGGCACGCCAGCCTTGTCGGCCGCCTGTTCGATGGGCAGGCCGCCGATGTAGGCGGAGCGCACGGCCATGCGGGTGTCAGGTGGGTGGGCCATGGCTCAGGCCCCCGGCCAGGGCGCATTGCCCAGCGCCACGTCGCGGCCGCGCTCGGTGTGCAAGGCGGCATCCTCCACCTTGCGCACCAGGCCCTGCTCGGCCAGCCAGGTCAGGTCACCGCGCACCAGGTCGGCGCTGACGGCGATGCCATGCACCGTGCTCATCTCGCGCACCAGGTCGCGCACGGACTGCGGGGAGCCGACGCCGAAGACGATGGACGTCAGCAGGCTGCGGCGGCGGTTGTCGGGGGTGCTCAGCATCGGGGCCTCACAGGGTCTTCATCATCTGGCTCAAGAGCAGCCGCATGTTGGTGTTGATCTGCTCCAGCTGACCGGACATCTCGCCTGACAAGCGCTCCACCTGCTGCCGGGTGGCGTTGAGCTGGTCGTAGATCGAGCCCAAGTCCTCGTGCTTCGGCGCTCTCCGGGCCTCTGCGTCCAGCCGCTCAATGCGCAGCGCATGCTCCACAGCGCGCCTGTCGAAGCGGCTGTCCAGCTCGGCCAGGTCGGCCTCCAGCTTGCGTCCCAGCTCGTCGAGCTTGGCTGCGGCGGCCTTGTTACGGTTGGTGGCCATCACGGCCAGCGTCAGGACGAAGTTGCTCGCGGCGATGCCGGCAACAATGATTTCGTAGAGGCTCATCGCGTTACTCCGCCGGCACGGACCACACCGCGCCCCAGGTCGAGTAACGCGACTGCAGCTCGGCCAGGATGCGGCGCGGGTAGCCGAGGTTTTCGGCGCAGTGCACCGGGGCGCGCCTGGCGCGGCCGCAAGCGGCGTCGATCTGGCTGCGCAGCGGGCCGGCGGCCAGGCGGGCCTCGGCCTGCCAGTGGCCCAGGCCGCCGTTGTAGGCGCGCAGAGCTGCCCACAGGCGATCGCTCGGTTCGCCGGCTGCGCCAAGGCGATCGAACAGCCACTTGTCGTAGCCCACCAGCGCGCGCAAAGCCCAACGGGGGTTGGCGGGCCGGCAGTCTGTGGCGCTCAGGCGATTCAGGTCGCACCACCAGCGGGCAGTCCCGGGCATGAACTGCGCCATGCCGGCGGCGCCCACGCGGCTGACGGCATCGGCGCGCCAGCCGCTCTCCTGGTGCACCT